GTGATCCTGCATAACGTGCAAAGACCACCCAATCACCAACCTTGCACCACGGACCTGAAGGATATCTTTCTTTATCCTTATAACAAGAGTCCCCCATCGCAAGAACGTTTCCGCATTGCGATGCAACTTGTTGTCTGTCTATAGTTTCTGTACCAATTAAAAGACCTGCATCAGTTTTTTCTTTCATTCTGAAAGGTAAAACTAATAGTCGCCAACCGGTAGGTTGTGGTAATTTTGTAGTTTCTTTTGTAATTTCTTTTGGTTTTTTTAATCCAACTAATTCTTTATTTGGAAGGTGAATCTTTGAGTCCTCGCTTGAGGTCGATAACTGTCCCTGATTTGCCATTTAGCTCCTTATCATGTTGCAGGTTAGAGATTTCCTGTCGCACTGATTCCAGCGCATTAATTTGCCCTATTATATACTTGTAAGTTTCCATATTGTCAACCCCTCCGGATGTAACCGAGATCGCTAATTGATTTATTCGTCTTTCTAGTGCTCTTTGAAGTTTATGAACAACGTGTTCTGCTTCCATATTATATAGCACCTACTACTCTTAAGCAGTCAAGACAATTCTTTCTAAATCTTAAGTGAGTAGCGCAGTGATTAACTGTTGATTCTTCTGCAGCAGTTTCTAAAACTACTGGTTCTTCTTTCTTCCCAAATAGGAAGCTCCACAATTTTTTTAATAGATTCATTACTTAATTTGTATTCCTACTTTTTTTCCTTTAAGAACTGCACCACCACTTTTTACCCATGTATGAGGAC